TTATGCGTGGTGTGCTTTGTGCAAATGACATTATTCGGATCGAATACACATGGGTTGTTGTTGACAATATCCTCATAGGTTATTGGGTTGATATGATGAATAATGATAGAACCAAAGATTTCAAATCCATCAACACCCAAGTCGCATCCATTGTCACGAAAGATAATCTCATTACGAAATCTTTGCCATTCTCTTGAATGGTAAAATTCCTGATTGAGCCATCTCTTGAAACCAAACGTTTCTTCCCCAACAGTTCCCAAAAGACGGAGATATTGATAACGTTCTTCAAAAGTTGGTATCCGGATAAGCTCTGAATATGTTTTAATCATCAGGCTCGAAATCTCCCTGCCCACTGTAACTCCGAAATGCCTTCATTGCTTCACTATACATTTCCTCAATCCTCTTAGCAGATTGAAGAGATTGTGTTTTTGCTTCTATCAAGTCCTTCTGCTTTTCGAGAATCTCTTTTTCGATCCGTTCTTTTGTTGACCCCAACTTTAAGTAATGCGTTATGACCTGAGAAGAAGCAGTACCTTCCATCAACTGTCTCTCAGCAAGATCAATAGCCAAAGATATCATTTGGTTCTCTCTGGCTTCCGGTGATAAAGCCGGTCGCATTCTTCTCGAAGAATCAGAAGAGCTTACAGCCTTGGCTTTACCCATCCTTGCCGCCTCCTCTCGTTTAGAAGTTATGTAGTTTCTTTTTACTCTCCGAAGGTTTTGCTATAGTTTTGATAATGTATCGTGTGACTTTTGAAGGAACTCCCAAGACCAGTTCTTATTCAATCCGAAAGGAGAAAACCGAAAGGAAAGAATATCCACAGCCGCAGGAGGAAGCCTAGCCCTGGAAGCTCCTTCAAGAGCCACACAAAAACCAAAGCCAAACCCAAAAAATTCCCCCGGAGAAAAAACAAAGACCGCCGCGATGAGAGAGGGGGTGCTGTTTTTGCGACCCTCCCCCTATGCCTTAAAAAGTAAGGTGATGTGGCAGTCTTAAAAATTTTGTTGAAAATTGTTTTGTGTTGTTTTTTGTAGCGAAAATGTGTTTTTAATACCAAAAACTTTCTTTTTGTTTATGCTTTTAACCGCAATTCAAGCTTTGTTAGCCATTAAATTGGCAGTCAAACCCAATCTTTGCTAATGCTGAAAGGCAAAACGAAACAAAGTGAAATTCTTCTTTCCAGCAAAGCAGACGAAACAAAGCAAAGGAAAGTTTCAGTGTAAATCATTAGTTACTGACCGAAAGATTGATTAAAGCCTGACCATTGATGACGCAGTTAATGCTAAACAGCCGATGCTTTTTCTCTAACCTTTCGATAAATGTTCCTGAAATCATACTTAATTATCTCGTCAATCGCTCTTTCTACTTCAAGATTGTTCTCTTCATCAGAGAGTTCGTCAGAAGTTCGAGCAATTCTTCCAAGATACGACGTCGAATGATAACCCTTTTCCTCATCGAACAGAAACCAAGAAGTGAACTGTTCAAATGGATCATAAGGATTGTCAACTGTCGTTAATCCAACTCTACCCATGAATCCTTATTCACTCCTTTCATTTCAAGTATTTGGATACTGTAGAGGATGATACACCAACAGCTTGAGCTATCTCCGCAATACTGTAGTTACCAGACGCCTGCATTGCTTCAATCTTACTAACTTTAGCGGGGCTGAGTGTTGATGTGCTACGAGGTGTTGCATATTGACGAACCTCATCAATGTCAGAATTGTTAAGAATCTTGATAAGCTGGCTTTCACTGATAGCTCCCGCCTGTATAGCCTCCCATCTCTTTTCATCGAGAGGTATCTTGATTCTTTCTGCACCCATCTGGATACGGGCTTCTGTAAGCGCCTGTTGGCTGGCCTTCTTTATTTCTTTTGTTGTCATATCAGGATTCGCTTTCTTCATAGCATTCACTTTAGAATTGGCGATAAGCTGGGCCTGAGTCTCTTTAGGTGCGTTACGTAGGGCTATGTTCAAATCAGCAAGCATACCATCCACTTCTTCCTTATAGGTGGCCTTAGCCGAAGCGGAGTAGGCTATCTTACCAGTGTTGATAATCTCCAGACGTGCCTTGTTGGCGAGGTCTTTTCTCTGGTTTGCATACTCAGCATAAGCTCTTTCCTGGGGGGTATCCGCATCAGAGATAAGGAGACGGGCATCATCAACTTCAGCCATCTTTGTACTCTTCTGTGTTCTTACCTTAACCTTGCCATTCTTGTCAGTATACTCTTCCTTTACAGAATTCCAGATTAAAGCCCCCTCTGATTTGCTTGGGTCATACCAATCCTTATCTTTCTGATTGACTTTTGGACTTCCCTTACGTTTAAGAACTTCCTGTTGAGACTTTGATCTTGAAATCAGGGTTGCAGCTCCCTCATGATAACGGCCGTTCACATCTGTTGTTCCCTGATAAGTCTTCTTCAGGTATGCAATGTCATTATCTCTTTCACTCTGTTTGTAGTCGAGACCATGCTTTTCCGCATCGATTACAACCATACTGTGGCGAACGGCTTTAGCAAGCTCCTCTTCTTTAGCGCCTCTTAAAGTCATGTCTGTAATCAGATTAGAAATGATACCCATTTCAGTCTGAGTATTCTTCATAGGCTTAAATTCTCTGCCATTGCGGTAGTAATGAACAGTTCCATCCGGGTCTGTCTTCGTAGAATCGTGTCCATACTCAAGCTTACCATCAAATCCTTCCAATCCCTTTAACGGTGGAGTGGAAGTAATCTTCACACCTTTACCAGTAGGAACCACCATTACAGTATCGCCATCGAAATCTGCTCCGGAAAGTCTCTCTGCAACCTTACTATTGATACCGACAGCATCTTTGGCAAGACCGAGCTTGCTCTTTGCTTCCGCCTGTTTGTTGTTTACAGTGAGCACAGGGATTTCAAAAGTTCCACCATGAGGGAATCTGATAAGAGCTACTTTCTCGCCGTTCTCGTAACCCGGTGCATAGACTTCATCATCTTTCATCGAAGTGATTGGAAGAATGACTTTGTATTTCTGTCTCGGAAGAGATGCTGCTTTCAGATGTACTGCTGCCGCATCGCAATCATCAGCAAAAGACTGCAACAAAACTTTCTTTACTGTTGGATTGGTCAAGGAACAAATCTCATCATACTCTGCCTGAGCATCGGCCATCGTCAAACTCAACTGTCTCTTGATAAGCTTCATACTCTGCTTAGAAAGAAACTGCGATGGTAACTTATCGTCCCAATCTCCCCAATCTCCTTCTTCTGCACGTTTGTTGATTAGAGAAAGAGACTGTTTTTTACCGGTTTTTGGATCGGTAAATTTGCCATTTGGGTCATCATAAAAGCTTTGCCCGCCATGTTCCTTAATCAAAGAACCGAATGGGTTATTAGGATCTTTTTTGATTGTTTTCAAAACAGTGTTATCTTTTGGGCCGCAAACAGGAGTTCCTTCTTTCTTATTCGTGTTAAACCGAACATCCACACCATCTGGCAGGTCATCAGCATACATCGCCATACCCTTCAAATAATGTGTTCCGTCAACAAGGATTCTTACCTGTGCATAATGAGCATCACCGAGCGATAAATCATCCACGCCTCTGCGAATCTCAATAACACCATCTTTCTTTGTTCCACCGTCTTCAGCATAGACGATCTGAATTCTTTTAGAACTCATGCTCTCCGGATAATGAAAACCTTTCTGGAAACTATCGCCGCCATCATAAGAAATGCTATCGCAGACTTCTTCCAAAGGATGGATCTTGTCAAAGTCATAGATAGCACTCGATACCTTTGTAATTTTCTCATGAACTTCGCCGTTCTTATCGGTATAGGTTCTGGTGATTTCCTTATAAGGTGTATCAGGAGGACAAAGAACTCTGATATTTGTCTGCTGCCCTTTATTTGTTACCTGCGGAACACCACCACCGAAATGGTTATATCCATCAAGCTCCAAAATGTAAAGAGCCTCTTCGAGTTTTTCTCTTGAGACTCCTAAGTATCGTTCTGTTCCGGCACTAATTGCAATCATACCGTGTTCGTCAACTTGTCGTTTTAAATTTTCAGCAGTTACTCTGGCCAGATTCATACGGGCTTCCGAATCTGAGTTCAAAAGAGAACGAATAGAAGACTCACTGTTGTATCCCATCATTCTTGCAATCTCGCTCGGATTGTAACCATCTGATTGAAGCGCTTTTGCTCTCTCAACCTCCAAAGCTCTCCTCTCGTCTTTGGCTAAAGACCGCTGTGTTCGGAACTGGGTTGTGGTCAAACCCATAGCTTTGGC